CGTTCATATCTATAGTTCTTATCACTCTTTCGACTAAATCTCCACCATTATTGACTTCTGCAATCAAACGATCTGCATTATATGTGTGCAAAAGGCTAACAGCTTTACGCGCCCAACCATCAGGCGTGTTCTTATGTGAAGCATCTTCTAGCACATAATACTTATTATTATTACACCTAGCCGCTACAACTATTCCTGTTTCATCGCTATCTTCATTGTTTGTAACGCTTGGGTCTATTGCTACTACAATTCTATTGAATTCTGGCAAATCTTCCAAAGAAACCCTATTGTTTTCAATTACACCATACCCCCATAAAGCACCCTCTAAATCATCTAACACTTCGCCATATAGCTCTTGTCGGCCTAATCTAGTGCCTTCATATTTATCTTTTAGCTGTGCAACCGCGACTTCTGACAAATTAGCGGCATTGTCAAATGTGCTACCCCTAGTGATGATTGTATTAGTTCTTTTTACTAATCTTCTTGTTAAATCATTTGGTGCTGGCGTTGTTGTTATTACGCATTGAGGATTTTCCCCAAGACGCAAGCCAAACATTAACTGATCAAATGCGTCTGGATATTGCCACGCCGCGATTTCATCACACCAAGCCCTGTGGAATTGTGGACCTCTTAATCTTTTAGGCTCACTCGCCGCAAAGCCTTGTATAATTGACCCATTGTATAGTCTTATTTCTGCGGCTGAACTTGAATATCCCTGCCCTCTACCCTTCAAAAGACAATCTTCTGGTAGCCAATTCATAATCCCAGAGACACCACCAAAGGCAACACGCCTTAAATCACCAAATGTTGGAGTAACAACAGCACATCTGCTTTCTGGGTTATTAAGTGCATATACCATTGTATCAAATGCACCAACCATAGTTTTACCCCAACCACGACCAGCCAATATCAGCCAAACACCCCAATCACCCTTTGGGGTTAATTGCTGGGGTCTCGCCATATCTAACCAATCACTGTAAAGTGTGCTGTGCGCTTGATGACTTGAGGCTGGCAAGTTCGTCCAATTGGTCGATAATTTTTCGTAAACTGTCTGGTGCTGTGACATTAGCCGATACCTTGCTGATTTCTTGTGCTTGACCTAAGGCCAATTTACCAATCTTTTGTGCATTACTTACTGTATGTGCAATACCACTCATATCATGTGGAGTTAAAATTCTTGAAGTTAACCTAAATTTTTCTAGTGCTTTGTCTCTATCTGGACCAGCGCTCATTTCTGCAATATTATTTAAATTATTTCTGCTTTGAACATCTTGATTAATTCTACGTCCAGCGTCACCTATCATCGCTAATGCTAATTTTATTGCATCATCATCAAGTCTTGAGCCATATTCGACCATTTTTTCAAGTCGTTCTTTCTTGATTGCGTCATTATATTCAGTTTGCACTCTGTTCTTATCAGTCTGCCAATCTTCTGACTTAGAACGTCTGTGTAATGATGCATATGCAACATCATGCCTCTTAGACAATGCTTGCACAGTAGGGTATTGACGAACGTTATTTTCGTCCACAAATCCATGAANAAATTCATCTTTTATCTTTATTTTTGTAGCTTCATCAATTTTGTTAGTCATAGCATAACCATTATCATATATTTTCACTATTATCCAGTATCAACTTTCTTAAACGTGTTGTTGACCACTTATGTTCCCTTTTATTGTAATAAATATCTATCTCTAAATTTGCCCCAGTAAAGTTTTTGTATATATAATCAAAACCAATAATTCTAATATCTATGGGTAAAGATTTAAGCAATTCAATCAACTCATCTTCTGTATGATAAATTATTACTTCATCTACATACTTTATAGCATTGAGTTGTATTTGCCTTTCCATAAGAGATTGTATTGGTTTATTTTTTTCTGGCCTATCTATAGAGGGGTCAACTTGCAGTCCAACTATCAAATGATCACATATAGACTTAGCCTCTTGTAACATAGTTATATGTCCAGCGTGTAAAAGATCAAAACAGGAGCATGTAAACCCTATACTATATTTCATTCTCGTCTCTATATTTCTTTTTAATAAGTATTTGTTGCTTTGTTACCCATTCTTTTTTGTATTCAGTATTCTCAAATAGCTTAGAAAAGCCAGTAATATGCTTTAATCTTAACAGTTCTTCTGGTTCCATTCCTAGGTGGTTGCATATGTCAGCATCTTCCCATCCTTGTTCAAGCATAGAAAAAACCATAGAGGCCATACCATCAACACTATGAGAGCCTCTAGCCCTGTTGTGCCTAACTGTCGCCGCCATTCTTTCGTTAATATCTTTTTCTATTACCACAATAGGCAATCTTCCATGATTTCTGTCTGATATATCTTTATTGCTCTTACAGGTAAAATATCTATGAAAACCATCAACAATAACATATTTATCAAGTTCTTCATCATATATGGTAACTACTGGCTGTGTATATCCATCGTGCTTGATTGATGTGTAAAGAAGCTTCATTTCCGCACCAGCGACACTATTGGGATTGTAATCGTTTGCTTGCACCTTTTCTATATCTACCCACATAACCCTATCTACTGGCTGTTGAATTGGTGACATGCTATGCAAATCGTCTTTAAGTGCTTCGATGTATTCAATCTTTTCTTGTGTTGATAACGCATTTAAGTGGTCGCGTATTGCATCATTAACTAACATCTATTGGTATCCAATCTTTATGTTGTGATTTATTAACAAAATTCATATCACCACGTTTCCATCTTCTATATGTAATGGCGTATGGGTTTTGCTCAAAATTACTTACTTTAGTAAAATCTATGTCTTGAGCTAAAATAGTTGTAACATGAACCTTATGAAGCTTACTCATATCTTTTAACATAGAGTATTTATCGTCCATTTGAGCAAATTTTTTCCGCATTGCCTCTTGGTAAGATGGGTCAGTGACAAGATTTACAAGTAAATGGTCTCTATATTCACGCCAATCTTTAAACATATACGGCAATTTTTTAGCTTGGAACATATCAGCTTTGGTCATATGTCTTGCCTGATTTACTCCGTCTAAACGCTTTACAAGCTTATTCCATGTATCTCGCTCAATTTCCTGTAAATAAAACAACTGGTGAACTGCTGTCTCATGGTGAAGATTAGATACACGCATCTTTGTTGGGCTTACACCATATTGATAAAAATAATCATAGGCTTTTGCATATTGCCAGTTATGATCAAAAATACTTTTCCATATATCTGTATAAGACCAATCATATAGAGGGTAAAAGTTGTAATGATTTTCTTTTTTATTTACCTTCTTACCCCAAGTAATATCTTTATATGTAGCCGCTGTTGTTAGTCCAGCTAGTCGGGCTGGGCTTTCTTCTGCCCTTACACCAGCTAAAACAGCCATTGGTGTATCAGGCCAATGGTGCTTCATTATTGCTGGAAACATTTCATAAAATCTGTCTTTGCCATATATATTTTCTGTAATTGCAAAGTCTTCTTTAGGACGCATCCAGTTTTCATCATCACCCTCTGTCCAGCAATGAAGATAATGCTGTTTATTTGATGTAGAATTTGTCATTTTTATTGGCACTTGAAACCACCAAGGCTCTACTCTTGGGTCAAGCATAACTGTTCTTACATAATCAACTACATTTTGCCACTCAGCTTCTTGGTCTAAAAACATAACCTTTAAAGGTAAGCGACCTTTTTCTTCAGCTATTTTTAGAGCTAGATTAAGCGTTACTGTGCTATCCTTACCACCAGAAAAAGAAACGACTACTTCTTTGAATTCATCAAAAATAAATCTAATACGGTCTAAGGCCGCTTCGAATACATTATTATTCGTGTATATCTTCATTCATCAACATCCTTAGTACAGTTATGCAATGTGCATCGTAATCAGCACCAACAAAAGTATTCCCCTGCCTTGCCTTCTTAAAAGAAAGTATAGGTATTCCATAACCACAAGTAAAATCTCCTATTCTTGTGTACTTGTTACCGAGAATTTGACAAATCTCTAAATTTGTCTTTCCTTCTGGTATAGATACACCCCAACAACTAAGTGTTTCCCAGTGGGTGTTTAGTTTTACTTTAACTTGCAAATCTGGCTTTGTTAGAAATTTTTCAAGCCGTTTATTTGTAATTGCTAGTCTAGGCTTGTGTTCTAGTAAATTCCAAATCCTAGAAAAACCATTTGCAAAGTCAGTATAAGAGTTAGTGTTTTCTTTTGCACGCTGATCAAATACTTTTACTCCAGCTGGAAATGGAGGTTCGCAATAAATAACATCACAACTTTCTAAATCTTTAAAATAACCTTCGGTTATTAAATTTCTTCTTAAACCCACACAACCATCCTGTTCAAATCTATTGGTAGGTGGCAATCCTTTAAATTGTTGTGTTCCATTTTTTAATGCAGAATTATATATCATTTAAGTAAATACCTTTTATATTCTGACAATGATCTAATTGACTTCATTTGATTTGACTTATCATTCCAATCATATGTAACGGGGTCATTGCTTCCCATAAAATATTCAGTGTTTCTCTTTTTGCCACCATGATTACCCATAACAGACCTTATTTCACCATCTCTATGATTTACTAAATTTGGAAACGGTACTTTTGCTGTTTTACCTGTTTTTGAGGTAAATAGCGCAAGCCTACTATCATCATGTTTTAACGAGGGGCAAATATTTTCCTTATCCCAAGATAAAAACTCTTTTACAAACTCAACTGGCATTACAATAGCTTGACCCCATGCGCTTTCAGCTATTCCCCACCTTGATGTTCCATTAAAATTTTTTCTTGGACCATAAAACAAGCTAATTATGTCATTTGGATATGCGCTAATTACTTTTTTCAATCCAGCACAGAAATTATAACATAGCTTTATATCATCTTGTAATACTAAATGGTGTGTGGCTTTAGATATTGCGCCTTTTTCCCAACATTTTTTTGCAGTCCACCACGCGCCCATTTTAAATTGATCTGAAATTAAATCTACAGATAAAAATTCAGTATTACTATTTGAGCAATGCAATTGATATAAAAGTTCTTGTACTGTCTTTTTTCTTTTACTGTCAAAAGATGCGTGCATTATAGTACATGAAACAGTAATCACATAAATCTCCTTGGAATTGGTTTTGGGCTTCTAATTTCTATACGCTCCCTGTTTATTACTGTAGGAGTACCTGTTTTTCCATTCATCCACCAATAACGCCAAGCACTGTCATAGAAATAATGACGAGGCTCTATCATATGAAATTCCCATTTACCAAATTTAGAAATTGAATTAACGCAATATTCAAAATCCTCTTGTGAAGTCCACCTATCTATCCAAACATGATAATGTGGCATATAAGGCATTGTTTTTGCAAATCTCCAAGACTGCTTATTTAATTTATTATTAAGTTCTTTTCTTTCATATTGCACTTATCACCTACCAGAAAAAACAAATGTTTCAGCGCAATGAGGACATATAACTTCTGTTCCTTCTTTTCCCTGTATTCTATCATTCATATCTTTGTCCATTTTCTCACTAGCTTTAATCATATTGTCTTCATTGATTTCTGATGCATCAAATTTTGGCTCTAATACTGGACTGTAATTAAAAGCAGATAAATCAATATCAACACCCATAAGCCCTAAGTCAAAACCTTCATTGCTCATTTCTTTGAGTTGACTAAAATATAAACCAGTGTCCCATTCACCATTTTCAGCAATTTTATTATCAGCAATTACATATGCTTTTTTCTGCTGTTCAGTCCATCCTTTAGCCGTCATACATGGGACTTCTTCAAGCTCTAATTCTTTGGCGGCAAATAATCGACCATGACCTGCAAGTACCTGATCATTCTCGTCTATGAGAATAGGCATAGTCCACCCCCATTCCCTAATACTATCAGAAAGTTGTTTAATCTGGCTGTCTGGGTGAATTTTTGGATTTCTGTCGTAAGGAATAAGCTCACTTACAAGTCTTTTCTTTACATTATCAGCCGCCCAATTTGACATTAATTTCTCCCATATTTTAACACATTGTTTATTATTTTATAAATTATGTTACAAAGATAAGCAATAAAGATATTGTTTTTAAACCCCCCTCATGGATAAGGGAATGAGAGGGGGAACACGGGAGGATGTTCTAAGGACTTAAGACCCTTCCGCATACTACCATATTTTTCTGAATTTTGACATTATTTCTTCTGCTGTTTTTTTCCTCTGTTGTGCATCAGGATTTTTTCTACTCTTGGACTCTATCTGCATCTTTGGTGCAATCTTTAATTTGTGTTTTCTGTCTGCCAAGATAATTTTTAGAATAAGACCTTCATGTGGTCTTCTGTTTGGATAATCTATAAGATATTGAGAGCAAGCTTTGGTTATTTCTGCCTGTGTATAATCCTGTAGCATATCCATCCAACCCATCAAAATATCTCGTTTGACATATTCATCTTGCGGAACTTCATAATATCTACTCATAAGCCCCTGTGCTTTTATTGCTATGCAAGCCCTGTGCTTACTAAGCTGATCATTGTCTAAAATTTTTGATTGCATTGCTGGTAATTTATTCATCTGATGTAATCCTAACCCTTGCTAGATCATTGACCATATCTCTAAATAGGTGATCAATTCCATGCTCTTGTTTTTCCAATTCATCGTCCCATCTGCCTTGATTAAGCCAAGTTGCAGGGTGAGGTATAAATTTCTTTTCTTTATGGGATACACTATCTGCATATGGCTTTACTGCGTCTAATATCTTATCTACACCTACAGCATGTGATGCTTTAGAAAAAGCTTTCTCAGCATTAGCCCTTCCAACCTTTCTGGGATATATTGCCCAAAAATTATCAAAGCCAATAGAATTTGATCTTAATATAGGTTTATTTACATGATTAATACTTACATGGTTATTGGTGTCTAAATTCTGGATGGGGGATAGTCCAGATTTTGCACCCCCTGCATCTATATTCTGTACCCCATTATCTATATTAAGGTAATATTCATTAGATGTTTGCTGTCCATCTTCTCTGCATCTGCCCTTGCGCTCTATCAATCCCTTTTTCTCTAAGACAGTTAAATGTGCGAATATTGAGCTTCGAGACATATTGCAATCTTTAGACATTCTCTTAATGCTTGGGAAGCATCCGAGGTCTGGATTGTGTCTATCTGATAGCATCAATAATACAATTTTTTGTGATGGTGTTAAATCAGGCTGATGCAATGCCCATACAACCGCTTTCATGCTCATAATTTAGGTGTCCTTTCTCTTGTCCTATAATCTATTTAAACAATTATATAAAAATATCAACTTTTTTCTTGTCAATTGAAAATCATTGTGTATAACTGAATGCAATTGGGGTTTACTGCTCGTACACACCAAACTTAAACCCTGCGCTGAGTCTCTTGTCCTTTCACAGCGTAGGGTTTTATTTATTTTCATCAAAGTATTCTGATAGCTTTTCTAATGTAGCTAGTGATGGATTGCCTTCATTTTTTCTTATCCTAGATAAAGACATATAAGTTAATCCGCATTTATCAGCAACATATGATAATCTTCTGTCAATTAGCTTATCTCTGACTTCATCGCTTGTAAGTAATCTTGCTTTCATTTTCTTCTCCAATGTTAAATAATTTATTTTATTCTTTACATTAATTAAACTAATCATTAATAATTGTAAACATATAATATGGACAGGAGATAAAATATGAAAAAGAACCCACCACTTAGATTTGTAAAATCTCAAATAATTAATGAAATAGCAAATCATAGCCTAAATCTATTAGACCTTGAAAAAGCTGGTAAAATTAACTCTGCGGAATTTCTTGCACAAAGTTTTCCAGCTAATTCAATGCAAACAATAGATAAAGCAATTGCTAATGCTATTGATCTATTTAATTCAAAGGAGTCTAATAATGAGAATTGACTCTGCGATGATTACTGCGATTGCTGAAGAACTAGAGCCATATCGTGATGATCAAGACGCTTTCTGGGATACCCTAGACGGCGAAACAGATGTATTGGATTTAGTTACATCTATATTATTAAAAATTTCTGAAGCTGAAGCATGGTCAAATTCATGTGCAGATGTTTCTAAAAGATATGCAGAACGCAAATCAGGTCACGATGCAAGAAAGCAGAAGCTTACTAAAATGCTCAAGACCATTATGCTATGTGCAAATCAAACTAAAATTCCACACGCTCTAGCAACTATATCTTTGAGGAAAGGTATTGAAAGCGTAAACATCATTAATCCTAATGAAATTCCAACACAATTAACTAAGGTGTCTATCACACCAGATAAAACAGAAATAAAAAAACAACTCAAAGCGGGTATCAAAATTGATGGGGCTGAATTAGTCACTGGTGCTCAAACTATATCTATAAGGACTAAATAATATGACAAATGAAATTACTGATTACATAAGGGACAATGATACTGCATATCAAAATGCCCTTGTTGCATTCGCAAAAGCACAGGCTGAAATGGGTGCGGCTTTTAAAAATTCTAAAAATCCATTTCTAAAAAATAAATATGCTGATCTTACAGCAATACAAAATGCTGTTTATCCACCATTCCATGCTAACGGATTTATTATACAGCAATGTCCAGACAGAGATAATCTTGGTACTTACGTTGAAACGATACTTAGGCATACATCAGGTGGGTCATTTTCTTGCAAAGTTTACTTAGAATATAAAGCAAACGATATGCAATCAATGGGGGGTGCAATCACATATGCGCGTAGATATGGATTATCTGCCCTTACAGGCGTACCTATTGAAGATGATGATGGGAATATGGCAAATGGTAGAACTGCCCCTGTAGCCCAGAAATCTAAGCCTATAGAAACGCCAGAACAACGTGGCATAAAGCTTATGAAGTTTATAGAAACTGCTACGGCTGATACTTTTGATGCTATGTTTGACAAAGCATTTAAATTAATAAAAGAAATTGCAGAAACAGATAAGGTATTTTCTGATAAAATATCTACTGCATGGGAAAACAAATCAATTGAACTAGGGGTAAGCTAAATGAAAAATATTACTATATATGGAAACTGTGCAAAAGATGCTGTTGTAAGAACAACGCAAGGTGGCATGGATGTTTGCGGCTTTGATATAGCTGTTAATGATAGAAGAACCAAAGAAACATATTGGTTTAGTGTTTCTTATTGGGGGAAGGCTGGTAAAGCGGTTTCTCCATATCTTAGAAAAGGACAGCCTGTTGTGGTTAATGGGGAATTTTCTTGGCGCGAATACAATGATAAAAAATATTTAGAGGTAAATGCAAATAGCGTTGCACTAGCTGGCAAGGCATCAGGCGACCCACACCCAACTGCTGAAACTGCTGGTGGATTAAAGCCAACATATCTTGGCACTGGTGATGATCTTGAAGACACAATACCGTTTTGAGCAATAAACCAAGAATATCGGTTAAGCTACAAGATGGACAGCTACTACCCTGTTCCGCATATGATGCGGAGCAGTTAGTGCTAGCAACACATAACGCTGAATTTGATCTGGTATTAAGGTCAAAAAGATCAGAACAACATCATAAGCTATATTGGTCAATTCTTGGCAAAGCCTGTAAAGCTACAGGCAAATGGCCTAACTCTGATAATTTGCACAGAGAACTTAAAATGGCCTGTGGTTTTTTTCAAACAGTCGTAAGCGAATTTGGTGGTATTTATTATTTTCCAGATACAATCGCTATGAATAAAATGAACCAAAAAGAATTTAATGAGTTTTTTGAGTTAGCAATGGAAAAACTTGCTGACGCAATAGGGATAGACCCATTGGAGTTATTAAAATGAGCAAAGGATACACAGAAGAAAAAATAATGATTAGAGCTATGCCATGTCCAAAATGTGGTGCAAAGCCCAGAGAACATTGCAAAAGACCACCAAGGGAAGATGGTTTAATAAGAAATCACAATGAGCGTATGCTGTTATGGCATAAATTTATTAAAGTTACACAAGAAGAATGAGGTAAATTTAAAATGACTTTTTATACATTTTTAGTATTAACCTATGTTGTTGCTGGCGTAGAGATAGAAAAGAAAACTTTATATAGAAACGCATACGAATGTGGAAACGCCTTGCCATCTGTATATAAACCATATGAAGATATGGATAGTATGGCACAGTGTATAGAAACAGACAAAGCATCTTCTATTTATCTAACACCAAAACTTAGGCCAGTTGGGTTGTCTTTAAATGACTAAACCAAATTTTAAAAAACCAAAGCCAATAAAAAATAAAAATTTTTTAAATGAAATCAGACAGCGCAATTGCATAATATGTCAAACATTCCATGAGCCACAAATGTCTCCAACAACAGCACATCATGTTTTCCACGACAGATTTAGCGGTGAAAAAACATCTGATTTAGATGCAATACCACTTTGTGAAGGACACCATCAAGGTCTTTGGGATAATTCAAAAATAGCGATACACAAAGATAAACAGAAATGGCGTGAGTTATATGGTGCTGATTGGTCATATTCTGATTAATTAGCGCAATAAAAAAAAGACCCTCCAAATAAATGAAGGGTCAATTTACTTGCATTACAAAATGTTATCAATCACTATAGAAAGTTATGCAAGCTTCTAAACCACCTCTGAACGAAAGCAGTAATAATGTATTTATTACAGTTCCCTTCATCTTTCAAGTAATTTTAAATATTAATCTAAATTACTTGCGGAAATTTTTATGCAAAATTTTCCATCTCGTCCCACTGTATCTTAACATGAGTTTCTGCTTTCTGATCTAGCTTGCAATAGCTCTTAAATGCAGACAAATGCCAAACCTGTGCATCATCCCTATAAACAACCTCATTGCATCCGTCTAAGACAGCTTTAGCTAAATTATCAATATCAGGCTTAGAAGGTACTAAAACACCAGACTGACAAAGAATGGTTTTAGTTTTTGTATATGATTTGGGTACATCAAAATAAAAAGAGACAATAACACTTACCCTTCTGTCAGTAACTTTTAGCCTTGAGTTTTGCATGGCAACCCAAGCCGTCTGTTTAATCAGCTTTTCTCGCTGGCGTGTTTCTGTTGGGGTATATGCGTGTCCCTGCTTCGTAAATCTTGGACGAGCTTTTCCAGTTGGCTTTCCAGCTACTATAAATTCACAGTTTTTAATCGCCATATTTTTATGCCTGTTAAGATTGTTAACATATATAAAATACTTTTATACGCATTAGAAGTGCTAAAATGGGGGTCTAATACGTTTATTTATAAATAATCTATAATTGTTGTTGACATGATTAACATTGATCATTATAAAGTTTATATAGCTTAATGAGAGGACAAATTATGATTATAAGCGATAAGAAATTTTCAAACTTAGATGAAGCAAATGCTCACGGCAACTTCATCGCAGAAAATACTGGATGGGATTACATCGGAGCAATCGTATCTGGCTCAAAAAATAATCTTACTTTTACAGCGCAATGGAGATACTGATGCAAAATCAAAAATTTCAAATCTTAAATTTCTTGCGAAACACTAACACAGGAATGACATCATGGGATGCTATTCAGCATTGCAGATGCACAAGATTAGCCGCCAGAATATTAAACTTAAAAGATGATGGTCACACGATAGAAACTATCATGGAACAAAATAATGGAACTGGCAAAAGATATGCCAGATATTACCTAATCAAAGAGGCATCGTTATGAAAATTTATTCACCAGAAGGCAACTTCAATATAAACTGGAACCCAGCAAAATATAAAACAAAGGGTGGCGCGGCTAAAGCTTTATACAAAGAACTTTGCCGAATTTGTAAACTTCAAGGGGCTGACCCTAAATGGGAAGTCTGGATAAAATCACCAATTGAAAGCACAGCACATGGATATGTGCAAAATGCTTGGCACGTTTGCTGGGAAAGTGGACCTTATGATTGGGCAATCAATGTCTTTGCAAGCGCAGACTGGGGACATTGCGAAACTTACTGGGGCTTTGATTTAGCCTTTTACGAATAGGGGGTATGATATGGATAATAATGCACCTATGGCTGATGCACACAAAGATTACCAAGCGTTTAGAAAACAATATGAAGGTCAGCTAATTTTTGCTTACCAAGCGTATTCTACAGAAGAACTCTTGGCGCACTTAAAAATGTCTGAAATAGATAGAGACCATGCCAGCGCGAATTATCGTAGAACTGGCTGGGCGCACCATAAGGAAAACAAAGAAAGGTTTTCCAGAAATGCTGAAGTTTATAAATTTGTTTTAGCACATAGAAATGGGGGTAATAAAAATGCAAATTAAAGGCGCAAAAACTGTTTTGGAAAAGCGATGTAAGTTTTATGGTAAAGACTTACCTTGGTTATTCCGTAAAATTAATGAAGGTTGGGATGAACCTGATGATGTAAAGCGTGCAATGAAAGTTTACCAAGCCCATATTAGAGACCAAGACTATTGGTTGCAAAAATATGGCCGCTTTATGTAAACCTTGGTAGGATAAAAAATGAACGATAAGCAATACAATGAATTAATGACTTCTTTGGATAGGGTAGAAAGTCAATTGGACAGCATGTTGAATAGTATAAAAATGCTGAAAGAAATTAAATATGAAATAATAAAAAAACGGCAAGAGGTAAAAAAAGATATTGCTGTAAAATCATTAAATAAAGCAATGATAAACGAATACAAAATGTTAAAAAACGAGCTAGATGAAAAGCTAGTACAATGGACTGACGGGAAAAACCCGAATGGTAGAAACGAATATTACAATGCAAAGGAAAATTTGTTTTATTTCAAGAAACAAAAACATGAACAAGGTTATGACATATGAGAAACTTCTTAAAAGAATTTATTGAAGAAAATGGTAGAAAGCCATCACAGGACGAAGCAATAGCATTGATGAACTCTGTAATAAAAAAAGAAGATGGTCGCAAAAAATTTGAAAAAAGCATGAACGGAAACTTTAATAGGGGTGCGCTTATGCCAAACAAAGGTGGAATGAATAGATCACCTAAATATTTAAGCCCTAACTGCATTAGAATTAATAACCTTATGCATGAAGGTTTTGATCATGAAAAAATAGCAACTCTTTTAAATATGAGGTTAGGCTCTGTTATGTCTTTGAGTAAAGCACACAGACTGCCTAGAAAAAAAGAAGACGTTATAAACTGTTAATGAAATCGTGTGGGTGGCGTTGTTATAATGTTAGCGCATTTGGTAGCAACTAGGTCAAAAGAAACTTTAAATCGCCCGATGTTAAAATAAGATTTTGATTTTAACCACCCACAAATCTATTAACCATAAACACGCAAAAAAAACAATATAAAATGATTAATTTTCGGTAAATTGCTCTGGCCTCAAACCAGCCATTGCGGTCAATCTTCTTAATTCTACCTTACCATCTTGAGTTAGCTGTTTATCCAAAGTAAGAAAATTATTACTTTCTAAATCTTCTACAATATGTGGATAAGGCATTCTACCACATACCAGTGCAATTAAACCGCCTAATCTAGTTATTTGCTTTTGTGATAGTTTACCTTCATGGCCTAAAACTGTCTTCATAATTTAGCCAATTAATTTATAGTAAGTTTTATTTCCAACAATACCATCAACAGTCAATCCGTTGCTTTCTTGCCATTCCATAACTTTTGATTTCGTTACTAAACCAAAATGCCCATCAGCATCTAAACCCAAAGCTTTTTGCACTGATTTTACTTCTGAACCTGTACTTCCAACCTTTAATAAAACTCTTGTTGGCTTTGGAACATAAGTTCCATCAAGTATTTCAATAGCCCTAATATAATGATGTCGCCTGTCTTCAAGGCCAATTGTTCCACCATTTACAAGCTTTGTCATAACTACAATATCACCATCATCTGCCGAGCGATTGATGTTTCTATTGTCCCAATACCAACAAGCACTATGCAAAGCACCCATTTTTGTTTCTAAATATTCAATGGTTTCATCAACACGCTTCCCAATATCATCACCAAATCTTGTGACATTTGAACGGCCTGTCAATTGAATGACCCCTCGGCCTCGGAATTTCCAGCCGTCATTTGACTCTGTGTCGCCGTTAGACATCCTATTAGCATAAACTACGTTAGCTATGTCTTGCGGCTTTCTGTGGTACTTTTCTGCGTCTCTACCAGCATTTTTGAAGTATTTAGGAAAGATTGCGTTCAAACCTTTGGCTGAATAATTCAAATTTTCTTCTAATACTTTAAAATTTAAACTTTCATGCCCACATTGAGCAATAAAACCAGCTATTCTTGCTGGTGTGTTTATTTCATATTGTGGCAATAATTTCTGCATTGGTTCTACCCAATCAGCCCAATCTTTATTACCATGCAGTAAGTCTTTTATTTGACCATCAGTTAAGTTCATTTTTACACCTATAAAAAATTATTTTTTGCCAAAAAATTTGGTCGCAGACCTTACACCAAAACTAGCACTTACAATTACACCGAGCGTATATTGATACCAACTTGGCATAACATCTAACGCGGCAAAGCCTTGAGCAACGATTACACGCCCCCAATCACCAAAGAAAGCTAATATTAATGGAACTGAAAATAAAACTGTAAGCCATTCATCTTTCCAGCTATCCCTTGAGCCTTCAGCCATAACCTTTTCCCAATCAGCTTCACTTGTAGCTTGAGACAACATTATTTTGGCTTGTGCATCTGCTTTCGCAACTTTCATTTTAGTTTCAGCCGCTTTTTGTTCCATTTTTCCCTGAACAAGACCGCCGACTATATTGGTAATTGGACCTAATAAAGTTCCTAACATCACTGCATCCTTCTCTTATCAAGTAATTCTTGCAAATCTTTTTTCTTAGTCCCGCCATCATACATCCAAGCAAAACCTTCATCTATTAACATTTGATTTAAAGATACTGTAGCATCAGGGTTCATATATAAATACCCAATCATTCGTCCGAACTTGCCATCTTTTTCAGTTCTAACAATCAATTTATCAGCGTTCATAATTAAGCTTTTTAAATAATCTTTAGCTTGCAGACCTAATTTTTTTTCTTCTAAATCTCTAGTTCTGCTTTCTGGTGTATCTATACCACCCAATCTAACACGTTCTTTTTTTGTTAAATCAAAGCCCAAATCAATTTCAACATCAATGGTATCACCATCAACAACTTTTAAGACGTTTTTTACAAAATATTGGTACATAATTAATCACCGTTTCTTGGCTTAGAGCCACCCATTTTAGTAACACCAAAGAAAACACCGACCACACCAGCAACACTTAAAAAGTAAATACTAGCCATATCGCCAATTATATTTGCGGCTTTATCTAAACCTAGACCGCTAGTAACAACTACGCCAAGAGGATATAACAACATACCCCACAGGCAGAACCAAGCCATTTGACGTTGTGAGTCTCGTTGAGCGTCCTCATCTTCCATAACCTTACGACGATTTTCTAATTCAAGAGCATCCCACTCTGATTTATCAATAGTACCACTACCATCTGTATCAATTTTATCAAACTCACTCATTTTATACTCCTAGTCTGCTAATGGGTTGTCTAAAGCCCTTTGTAGCTTATCAATTAACTTTTCTTCGAGTTCTTTCATTTCACTATTCTGCGAAATCCTAACACGTTCTCGCTGATTTTCAAAACGTTTGTCTGCATTATCAATTAGAGTTCTAGTAGAAGATGTGTTGTCGTCCATCAATTTTCTGACTTTTGCTTCATATTCTCGCAACAAATTATCAACATTATCTTCAATAATACGAACTGTGTCCTCTACTCTATCTGATTGTTTTTCAATATTTAAAATGTCTGAACGCAATCCATTCTTAATGTCACGTGTATATTCTACGCTTTCCTCAACTTTTACAGATATTCCAGAAACCTTTGCGTCCATAATTTGCATTTGCTGTTGATATTCATCTAAATCTAGCCCTGCAACTGCTTCAATTCGTTGATAAAGCACAAATCCACCATATAAACCGCCCACTACAGTGCCTAAGAATGCTAAAATTGCCATGATTGATGCTATGGATAGCTTAAATCCACCAGCTTTAAACTCTTTATCAGCTAATCCGTCTATTTGATCTGCTATTTTTGTAGTATCAACCATCATTCAAACTCCAAATTATTGTTATTAGATGTTTGTAAATTTTTAAGTGCTTCTATTTCATCGCGTAGTTTTTGTATTTCTAATCTGCGTTGTGCAAGTTCTATTTGGTAAAGATCATCGCAATTAATACGAGCTTTGGGTTTATCTAAGGGAATAACAATCCTAGCATATACACCTATATCCCTACCTCTACTGTTTGTATCTAACCCAGAAAGAACACCTGTAACCCCATATTCAAGATTTACTCCACCACCTACAGCGTTACTACACCTCATATTACCTGTAGAAAAACTGTCTGATTGATAATTCATGGGTGGGTTAGGTAAGGCAAGAGACAAAGAACTACTTTCGGCTAATGCTGTTGTGGCCATTAAAAAAAATGCAAATACTAATCTCATAGTGGTTCTCCACCTAATTTTGAGCATACTATAGACGATACTACCGCCCTTGATTTATTTGATTTTAAAATTTTTGATGCAGTACAAATATAAACTGCTTTATCTAAATCTGATTTTCTAAAATAAACATCAAAATCTTTTTTTTCTTCATAAGCTATTTTTATTATTTTTTGCTTTGCAGTAAAATCTAATTTTTCAAAGTCTTTGTCGAAAAGACCAATTTCATAATAATTTATTTCTTTACGCCTATTTAACAAAACTAATTGCACCTTAACTATTCCTTGGACATGAGAAGGTAAAACTTTAGGATATGCTGGGGTTTGCTCATGAGCTTGAGCATATTCCCCCAACATAAAGCCTAGAATAGTAAAAAGTATAAATAATACTACTTTGGTATACACGTTGCTACTACGGAAGCGGTATATGTACCCCCAGAAAAAGGTTTAGCTGTTCCATAGACCGCACTTGAAGCTGTAGAAAACCAAGTAGAACCAGCCAATGTTAAATCAAAAATTGTTGTGCTATCTACTACAACTTTCGCGGCCTCATATCCAGACATGCCAGCTACAGACGTTTGAGTTACGCTAGTACTTCCCGTCCATGCCACTGTATCAGTAAGCGATGGTGATGAANTAAANGANGTTGGNTGNGTNATATTAGCTGTATAAGCATCNGCTATNGAAACATCATATCTNATNACAGGCAAAACNCCACCATCNGCTGGTGTTGTNCTTAATTTACTAGCAATAGGGTTTCCATATACNCCAGATTTAGTTGTTTGTATTACACATTTAGCTTCTACATTNCCGACAATATCAACATTGGCGAGTGCTGGGAGTGCAAAAGTAGCTAAAATCATAGTTAAATATTTCATTTTGTACCTCATTTATTATACTGCATATCTACCAACTTATTATGCAAAACTTGTTGTGCTAAATTATTACGCAAAGCATTTTTATTATCTGGTATCTCCGCGTCACTTAAATTNGTTGTATCTTTATATATACCACCATTTATTGCAGAATTATAGTATATGTCGATATTAGTCTTTATATTCATAGCATTGATGATACTAGACTGACCTTGAGTTCTTAAAAGTGTCATTGCATTGGCAGATGCAGTTAAACCAAGTTCAAGGCGCGTTTCTTTTTCCTCCTTTTCTTCATCTTCAATTTTAGTTTCATCTTCATCATAGTCATAATTTAAATTATCTTCAATATTTTCTACAACAGCATCATCTTCCAGTGCATCGTATATTTCATATTCAGGTATTTCAGGTATAGGCTCTTTATAACCAGCACAGCTTGGGTCAGCCTGTGGGTCAAAACATTTATCCATCCTATATGTATAAATCACAACGGCATCTTCTACAGAGCCTTGTCCTTCAATTTGTATAGAACCATCACCCCAATTAGGTGCTGGAATGTTAGCAAGTGAAAATTGCTTCAGAATAGTATTGCTTGGAACACCTGACCAATCATCTGTTTCTCTAAATATATAGCCATCGCCATTAGCATTTTTATTGCCAATATGTACTTTCATAGCGTCTTCAGTATTTTTTACTGTTCTGTAACGATATATTAGGCCATTTATGTCTAAACCGCTTCCAGATGGCAAAATATTAGCCATAGACCAGCTTAAAGCAGTGCTGGCGGCGTTTGGGCTAGTTCCGTAAGTATATGGCTCACATTGCGAGTAAGAAGGCCAGAGTGCTAAAAATAATACCCAACCCAATTTTTGTTTCTGATTTTTCATTAAAAACATTTCTCATTACATTGTTTTGATCTCGTTCTATTTCTTTTTCAACAGCTTCCATTTCCCAAGCTAAACGCGCCTTATCTCCTATTAGACCATCTTTAGGGCAAGGTGTTCCAGCGTTCATCATCGCGTCAAACACTCTTTCGTCTTGGCACATAACTGACACTGCGGCGACCTTCATCCCCATGTCATACATGACCTTTGCATTTTTGAGCTTTTCGCAATTCATATCTCTGACTGTGCGACCAGCAGATATGCCTAATATTTGTGTTTGAACTGCCCCTGCTACACCTACAGTACATAAATCAGAATTACTTGCGCTTATTTGTGGTGTTATCGCAGAAGGCGGTGGGCTATTGATAGTAGTTTCCATCGTGCCGCTAGAAGTGACTGTGCTTTCAGATTTTATTGTATCATCATCTTCGGCCATTGCGGGTAGTGAAAAGAAAACAAACAACAGAACAATTTGAATAATCTTCATAATCAATACCCTTAGAGCTTTGTTTTAATATCTGACCATACTGCTATTGCTACAAAACCTAATACTGCCAATGTTACCCACCTAACAATAGTTTTGCCGACTGAACTTTTAGTTGCTCTCCATCCTTCTAACAAGTCACGCAATTCTTTTACATCATGGACAGCGTTTTCGTCATGCAAGCCAATCCGCGCCAAAGCGCGATCAGAACCTTTTTCTGCGGCTTCTAATATTAAGAGCTTTAACTCTGCTTTAGTAATGCCATGCATTTTTCCCCCATCAGATGATGTCATCTGTTATCTCTACATCAATAAATTGATTATTTGGAAAGGTTTCTATTTCTCCACCTGTGTATGTAACTTCAAATTCACACTCAAAAGAACCAATAGTATCAGTGTCTCCTGTAGCCCATTGATAATAAACAATCCCGCCTTGCGCGTCTGATATTGTAGCGGAAGTATCAATTTTAACTGTAGAACTTCCAATTGGACGCATGTGAAATCTTACCGATGTTGAGGTCAAATTAACCACAGCACCAGTTCCGTCTTTTAGTGTTACCTGTAATGCAGGTGATGTATCATTTTGTTTTATAAAGAACGCCATGTCTTTTCCTTACAACTTTTACGCGGCTATTTCAACGCTATTTGGTTTCTGAACTGTTAATGTACCAGTGTTGGGGTCACTAACTACTAATTCTACTAGACTTATACTCTCTAAACCTTCTTCTGCAATTCTGCCTAATGCCGCATCATATACTAGCGTTGGTATTGTGGGAGCGCCGCTTAAAATATTATTCGGATTAAATTCGTGACCTTGCACCAAGGTAATTTCTGCTAAAATAGGACGACCAGTAAGTAAGCGATCATTCTCTAATTCATGCCCTTGGTTAAATGTAGCTTCATCAATAATGAAAGCTGAAGATAAAAGTTCATTCGTAGTAAATGTTTCTTCCTCTGATGCAGAAACTTCTTCAACTATAGGGGGGGCGGTGTTTAAATTTGCAGTTGAGATAACATGGTCGCAAATCATCACAACCTCTGCAATATCAGGAGAAGAACCCGTTATATCATCTCCAGAAAGAATGTTTTCTTCTGTAATATCGGCTTGATCAAGTATATATGCGCTGGAAACTAACGTAGTACCAGAAAGTGCATTTTCTTCGGTAATATCAGCAGTGCCCAGAATTGGTTGCAAAGTTACTAGATTTGTTGTTTCTAAAGTTTCCTCCTGAACAAATAATGAATTAGGTACTGATGGACTGCCTGTATTAATATTCAAACCATCAAAATTATGACCTTGAATGATAGTAGCGCCAGAGATAGCCACGTTTCCAGTTTCTAAGTCTGAAGTTGAGAATGTTTCTTCTTCTGACATTGGTTGCGCTGGTACAGAAGGAACTCCACTTAATAGCTCGCCAGATTGCACCACATGCTCCTGAAGGATTGTAGCTGTAGCTACTAATGGTGCGCTTGAAGAAAGATCACCCGTAGTAAATTTCTCACCTTCACTAACAAATTGATCTGGAACATCGGGAGCGCCTGAAAGCAATTCACCAGTGTTAAATAGATGCTCTTGAGCGATAGTCGTTAGTGATGGAACTGGCCTGTTAGAAACTAAATCAAATGCAGAGAAGGTTTCATCTTCAAACATTGTTGCAATTTCAACATCAGGAGTTCCAGAAATCAGTTCATTGATTGATATTACATGAATTTGATCAAAAGATGTAGTTCCGACAGTCGGCAATCCTGAAGTAAGGCCATTAGCATCAAGGTCTTGATTTTGATTGAATGTTACATTTGAGACTATCGGTGAGCCAGCATCAATACCCCCAGTAGACGCGACAGCGTTATACACCATAACAGTAGGAGATATAGATGGAGCGCCTGAAGTAATATTATTTGCGCCAAAATTATTGCCTTCAGTTATATCTGAATTACCAACAACAGGGGCAGATGTAGATATTCCAACAGCACTAAGTTCATATTTTTCTGTGCCAGCATCAGCAAAAGGCGAACTTGCAAAGGCACTAGCACCAAAAGACATTATAAAACTCCTATTTACTTATACCATATATATCATCTTTTTCCGTCCAGACCAAATAACCATTTTCTTCTAGCTTTGAGCATAACAGAATATCATCAACGTGCTTGTGCTCAATCTTAATAAATCTTGGTTTTGTTCGAAAAGAATAATTCATGATAATGTTAAGTTCATGGCCTTCTGTATCTATTTTCAGAAAATCGACATAATCCACAAGAGACATAACATAGTCTAGGGTAGAACAACCAACAGTAATCTTTTCTTCAAAGTCACCTTTTCTATCAGGGTGTTCACTTAATTTGTATCCAATATGGTTTTCAGAAATAACATGAGAACAACCAGTTAGCCAGCCTTCATCACGCGCTACAAGCATTTCTAAAGCGCCATTATTATCTGATACAGCGTGATTTCTTACCTCAACATCGTATCCTTCATACTGTTTTTTTACCCTCTCATAAAGGTATGGTACTGGCTCAATGCAAATTCCTTTCCAACCTGACTTCGCAAGGGGAAGGCATGTATTAAAGTCAGCTGAACCAATCTCAACGAATGTTTTAACCATTTACGTCACCATTATAACGGCTTGTCCACATAGTTAGACTATATTTCACACCAGATTTTAATTCATTTACATAGTGTCCATGTGTAACTTGTGCTGGGAATAAAATACATTGACCATTTTTTACTTTTATATTTGAGAAATCTTGCCTTGGAAAAATTAACTCTGCGCCCTCATAATTGCTATTTAGTTTGACGCTACCAGTTACTAAAGATGCATCTGTATGTAATGCCAAAGAAGTTTGAGTATCTGTTGTATATCTCATAGTAAAAGCATCCCTAAGTCCGTAATGCTCCATTGGTGGCCAAAACTTTTCGGAAATTTTCCCTAACTTTTCATGCCAAAGCCTTTCGTATTCATGCCATAGACCCAAATCTTTAAGTCTTATTTCTTGCGCTGGAAACTTATCGCCTTCCATAGCGCCCCAATTTCCACGGCTTTCAGACTTATCTATTAGAAATTTACATTGGTTTTCAGTTAAAAAATCTGTGACTAATATATCTTTAGCAACTTCTTCATAATCTAAGGTCAAATAATATGGGCTTACAACTTCGGCTTCTGGGTTAGTAAATCCAAATTTACTTGCCATCTCTAAAAAGTATTCTTTAGCATCATTACCGCCATTGCCGTGATATATACAACCACAACAGCTTGTATCTGTATTCCATAACTGATTATTAATAACCTTAACATCTTTATCATGGTTTTGAAAAATATAAGCCTCAAAGTCTAATAAAACGCTATAATCTGTTTCAACGCCAAACATAGCTAAATATCTTTGCTGGCAATGAAGCTGATCATCACCATTAGCTGGTTCAGTTATTGGCAATGAAATAAAACTATGTAGGGCTTTTGCTGTACCAATATAACAACCACTATTTAAATATTTGTACTTTGTTCCTGTATTTGACCATTTATTTTCTGTGTTTTTATCAGGCCAACATTCACTTTCTGCCCCGAATACAATATCAGCGCCCATTTGAAAGTAGCGTTCAAGAATAGTTTCTGGGCTGTCCGCAAGAAATGTATCGTATCCATCCAAATACAAAATAATTGCATCATCTGGTGCTGTTGCAAGATATTCATTGACCAATTGTATCTTAGGCATACCAGCAAGACCTTCCATTGGGTCACGCCAAGGGTGATCTTTGCCTATATTAATAACCTCAATACCATATTTTTTTGCCGATTGCTCCAACGCCCACATTTTTTCTGGTTCTGTTGCAACTGTAATTATGCGAAAATCTGTATCTTTGCCTTCTAGCATTTCTGTATCCTCTATGGTTGATGGTCTAACTGACCTTGGTATTTGATCTACAATAGGTTTTTCGTAGAAGTAATTATTTTTATTTTTAAGCTTTTTGGGAAGCCATTCATCAACAGGTATAATAGATTTACTATAACCATCTATTAAGTATTTGGCAATTTCTGGTGTTATAGCATATGCGTGTGCATTGTACCAATAACCCATAGAATTTAATCTATAGCCAAGCCAAACGCTATGGTAAGATTTTAAAATTCCTTCGATTTCGGAGACATCAAAACTAGAGAATACTGCGTCTTCTTCCAAAATTATTCCAGAAACGCCAGATTTTGCAATTTTCTGCCAGACATCAAAACTAGAGAATACTGCGTCTTCTTCCAAAATTATTCCAGAAACGCCAGATTTTGCAATTTTCTGCCAGACGCGCAAATGACTTACAGAGCAACCGAACTCTGCTTTAAGCAACCTTCGGTTATGTATTGGGTCTAACCAAGCCCTATCGGGCTTACAGCCAGTTTCAGCCTCTAAATCTTCCCAACTTTTCCCCCTTGCGTCAAAAGCATCGCAATAAAGGGAAATTTGGTAGACTTTCATTAGTTATTCCTAATAATTTGAACCAGTGAGATTTGATATATTAAGAGATTACTAGTACCCAAGAGACTTCTTCTTCGTCCCATTTGTAGTCTTTTCCATCAGTAGGATAGTCAATAGGGGGTTTCCATAGTAATGTATCTTCATCTAATACCCAAGAAGGCCACTCTTTTATTCCTATAAAAGCATCCCTATCAATATCATATGTACCACCTACAGTTGCGTAGTTCATTCTTAAAGGTGTCCCACCTAAAGTATGAACTCCCCCATAAGTGTTGTAAGATGTTTTTATCCAATCACCTGCTACTGTATCTACAAAATTGTCAAAGAAGTCCTCTTCAGCAACAATAACTTTAAGTACTACTCCATCTAAAACTTTTGCGTAATGTGCCATTTTAAATCTCCTATGTGGGTGTTACGTATCTAATTATAACAATACCTGAGCCGCCGCCAGCCCCAGTATGGGTACTAGAACCACCACCG